CGCCGCCAGCTCTGCCCTGCCGCCGCCTGCCTCAATGAACTCATATGCGTCATCGCCTTGGTCTTGCAGTCCGAGGTCGACAACTTTTAGCGCCTTGGCAGTTGGCAGGATGGCCTCTGCTGCCTTGCGAGCATATGACCAGCCACTCAGATCGTTGTCTGGGAGGATCACTACATTCGCGCCAGCAAAGTATTCGGTGATCGCTTCGGGCCAATGGCCTGCGCCACTGTGCGCGGTGGTCGCCACCACTCCGAGTGACATGAGCGCGTCCACAGCTTTCTCACCCTCAGCGAGATAGATGATCCTTCCCGCCGTCTTCGCGTCCAGCAGCTCGGGCAGCTTGTAGGGGACTATGCGTGCGTCACCCAATGTCGGGTAGCGTTTGCCGTCTGTGTCTACTTTGTAGAGCCTATAAGTCTTTCCAGACTCCCCCACGCGCAGTCGGTGCTTGACGAATACTGTGACGCGGTCTTCGTCCTGGTACTGCCACTCTTGTTGGAATTCAACTTTAGGTAATGGCTTGATATTGGCTAATGGGTCTGGCCGTTCTTCCAGCTCTGGAAGTAGCTGCAAGTCCCTGATGGTTTGGAATACCGACTCCTGAGTGCAGCCACCATGACAATGGAACAAAGGCTTGCCCTCGTCATCAATGTGTACTGAGAGTGATGGATTCTTGTCTCCATTGCCTTTGCCGTGGGACGGCACTGGGCATGACGCTACCCATTGGCCGTTGGCTCTTTTCGCGTTGCCCAAGCTCTTGGCTATTTGTTCTGCTTGCATATTGCCTCTACTTGTTCTATGCGTTGACCTATCCACGCCATAACTGGCACTGCCATGCTGTTGCCCAATGCTTTGTAACGAGGACCATCAGGCGTAGGTTTGTTTTTGCTTTTGATGTCGGTGTAGCTGTCGGGAAAGCCTTGAAGTCTCTCGCATTCCTTTGGCGTGAGTCGGCGCACGGCCATTGATGATTGATATACCGAATACACCTGTTGAGTGACTTCAGATGACTGAGGCGATCTGCTTGGATCGTTGGCGGCAGTAAGGGTTGGTGCAACAACCGATTGCAATATCGCCGTACCGCCTTGATGCATTGCAGGATTACTTGCTGACGCATCTAAAGTCTTTGTCGCATCAGCATCAGTGACATGAATGTCTTCTTTCAATGCACCTTTGCCTGGAGAAATGTTGTATGCAATGGGTTGCGCCACACCATGCTGATCTGCTTTGGTGAGACAAGGTGCAACGTCATACATTGGCTCTGTGGCGTTGCCGCCGTTCTCAGGTTTACGGCCAATCCAATTTCCTGGTATGCCGTATGCGGGTTGCGCCAAAAATGTTTCACTACCGCCTGATAAAACACCACCAGATGCTTTGAGAGTCCCGCCAACATCAGCCTCTTTGTACTGAGCAAGACTGCTTTCATAAAACGCTTTTGTTGGTACAAACATTGGACAATCAGCATTGATGTGCTGATTTTCTAGTCCTAGTTTTGTACCGAATGAAGCATTTAATGTGCTGCTTATGTCAGATGGCCAGCCACCGCCGTCAGCGCCTGCTCGAGTGCTGGCGGCAATACCTTGCCTCTTTTCTCTGCTCGGCGCAGGATGCCCTTGCAGGCTGTGGCGCTCAAAAAGAACCGCTGCGGCAGCTCGCCAGTCTCCAAGGTATCCGACAACGAACACACGCTTGCGTCTTTGGGCCACTCCGAAATACTGAGCGTCAAGAACGCGGTATGCGAACCCATACCCGAGTTCCCCCAGCGCCCCGAGGAAGACTCCAAAATCTTTTCCTCCGTTAGATGACAAGACACCAGGGACGTTTTCCCATACAAGCCACTGGGGTTTAAATTTGTCAGCAATGGCAAGATAGGTAAGCATGAGGTTGCCACGCGGATCATCCAATCCTTTTCGCAATCCTGCGACTGAGAATGATTGGCAGGGTGTTCCTCCAACGAGAAGATCGACATCTGAGACATTTGTCCATTCCTTAAATTTGGTCATGTCGCCAAGGTTTGGCGTTGATGGGTAATGATGTGCAAGCACTTCTGATGGGAATCTTTCGATCTCCGAATACGCTACTGCTTCCCAACCAAGGGGATGCCACGCTACTGTTGCCGCCTCAATACCACTGCATAGAGAGAGATATTTCATTTTGTATTTTTTAGAGGAAAAAAAAGCCGAGGCTGTTACACCTCGGCGCGTACACACTACCAGTTAAAACATTTCGTCATCTTCAATGGCGGTAGCCATCGGCGTCTTGGCAGGCACTGGCTTTGGTGCAGGCATCGGCACAGGAGCTGGTGCAGGCATTGGAGCCACTGCCTGTGCAATGTACTCCGCATCGCTTTGCCCCATACCGGCAGGTTTGTCAATCCACGACACAATGGTGAAGTTTGGAATGCGTGTAGTGCCTTTGCCGATTTTCTCCAACTTGCTGCCTGTGTACTCCAGCACAGGCAACTTGCCTGCATTGGCGGCACGCTGTGCGGCGCATTCGGTGTACATCTTTTCCAGTCCCATGTTCGGACCTACGCCACTTGATGACCACTCACAAGTACCGATTTCCTTGTTGTAAAACGTGACGATAAAGCCGCGCTTGTGGTCAGGTGTAGGCTGTGCGCCCTTGCGTCCCAACTCTGAGTCGGGTTGCCAGTCGCGTATGCCGACACCAAGTTGGAGCCAGCCTGTTTGCACAGCATCGATGTCAAACACGATTTTCTTAAGCTGAATCTCAGCGCCGAGATTATTTGTCCAGGCATTTGCCTGTGGGCTGAATCGGATGTAGTTTCCATTACCGCCGCCAGATGAGAGATTTAACATTTTGCGTTTTGCTTTCTAAAGTTTAGGGTTTGCATTATTGACTCAAGCTGCGGTCTTTTGCCAGCGTGAGTCCACTTGATACCTTGGCCGTCAATGCGTCCAAGATAACTCTTTGTTCCTTTGGCAGTAACTTTTCAGCCGCCGTAGGAGAAATCAATTCAGTTTCAAATATTTGAGAGTCTGTAAGTCCTGCGTCAGTGAGAGCCTGACGCGCTGTTGTTGAGTCAATCCATTTGCGGGAGGCGCGTTTGGGTTGAAGCTGCCAGCCTGATAGCACTACACCACTCTCCATCTGCTTGGTGGCGTGATCCTTTACCGCCTCAATGAACTTCTCCACCAGTGGCGCTTTGTCCAATATGGCGCCGATCTGTGCAGGCGTGAGCGCCAGCATGACTGCATTGATATCATCCTTTGACATGATGGTGATGTCGGGTTGCGCCGCCACGATATCGAACTGCTCTTTCTGTGCAGAGCATATGTGCTTTGCAGGACACCACTGGCAGGCTGACTCTGATGGCGCATAGCGAGGTGCATCGCTGATAGCGTCATTGATCGCCGGCAGTAATACCTCTGTCTCCCACACGCCAAGCTCATCCACGCTCATGCGGTGTATGCGCTTCTCACCATGATGCGGTTGAACAATTTGGAACTCGACTTGCGTTGGCTTTTGGCTGTTGTGCATCAGCGCACCCAGCGCATAGATCTTCATCTGTTCGCTGTCAGCGTCAACGTAGCCGCGGCCTGTTTTAAGGTCGGCAATGATCAGCTTGTCCTGAGATATGCCAACGACATCAGCAGTACCTTGTAGCGAGAACTGTGGCGTTTGGTAGAGCTTGAAGAGCTGCTCCACCTTGACAGACCCAAGCTCATCTTGAATCGCCCATATTGCCTGCAAATGCTCTAAGGCAAAGGCGCAATTCTCTTCAGTCATGGTGATGCCCTCTACCACTTGGCCGACAAACTTCATGGGGTCGGTGTCTAACTGAAAGCAAGTCTCGGCCAGCGCGTGAATGGCAGTACCAATCTTGGCGGCCTCGCCACTTTCCTGATAAGGCACAAGCGTTGACAGTCTTGCGCTGGCTGGGCAGGCGATCCAACGCGATGCTGATGACGGCCTGAGTTTTAAGGGTTGGTTTTTCATTTTTCTATTTGGTTGTTGATGAGTAATGAGTAAGCAATTTGGCGAACCTCGTTGCTGACAGAGAATCCCAAGTCATCGGGATGCACCAAGCGTTTAAGGAATTCAGTATTTGCTTTGTTGATTTGGCGCTGGTACTCAAGCTGCGATCCAAGCCAAACAATGTGATCTCTCAATGTGTTTCGTTCTTTGTCATCCATGATTAGTCTCCGCAAAAACAGGCTATTGCTTCTTCATTGGGGTCAAACATATCTGTTTGGTTAGCAGCAAACTCAATCATTGACGCATAGGATGGTCTGTCGGAACGAAACACCGCACCGCTTGGCTTGGATGCCAATGCCAATGCCAATGCCTCCATTTTTGCCCACCATATACCACGCTCTGGTTTTTCTGCAATTAGAGATAGC